AAATGCGAGCGCGGCACGCCCGCTGTCGCCGCTACTTCGCCGGCCTCACCACGTGCCCACTGCGCCTTGATGGCTTCTGCGACGTGCAGCGGGTTCGTCGGCCATTGCCGCCGCCGCCAGAGCGGCACGCTGGCGTTGAGCTGGTGCGCACGGCCACGGGCCGCGTCGGCGTAGACTCTGAGTGCGTTGACGAGCGCGCCCGTCAGCTCGCGCGCGGCCCGCCGCACGGAGAGCCCTTCCTCCAGCGCGCGGAAGTTCTGGCGTAGCTCCTCTGCGCCCTTCATTTCGAACGAGGCGAGGTCGTTCACGCGAGCACCGCCAGCGCTTCGAGCTGCAGCGTGCGCTCGGTCCCGTGACCCGGCCCTTCGATCACGCTGCGGATGTTGTAGGTCTGGCCATCAATGAACAGGCGCCGCACGGTCGACAGCCGCTCGGCCCAGCCCCGGAACCATCGCGCCCGGAGGTTCAGCGTTGCGACGGCCGTGCTCCCGCGGTCCGCTGTCACCTCGCCCGTGCGTTCCGGCTTGACGCCCTCGACCTTGACCCAGAGCGTCTCGACGATGCGCCAGCCGCCATTCGGCGCGCCGGTCGCCGATAGGCCGGGCTCGCGCTCCAGGATCTCGGCCGGCGTGCGGTACTCGGACGTAGGCGTGTGGCGCTTCACAGGCGGAAGTTCTCCAGTTGGCTCGCCAGCACCTCGCGCCACCTGGCCAGCTCGCGATTGGCGTACAGCTCGGCCACACCCGCCATGAGTGCAGCCGTGATGCCCGCCGGCACGTCCGCCTTCGTCCCGTAGCCAGCCTTGAAGCGGATGCGGACGGCGTCCACGGCGCCCTTCTGTGTGCACGGCCACTCGGGCTCGGCCATCCCCACGCCGCGCACGATCGAGCCGAAGCCGCACGTCGGGCCGAGCGGCATCCGGAGGCTGAAGCTGCCCGGCGGAAGCGTCTGCCAGACGCCGTCTGCGTCCAGGTAGATGACGGAGACGAGCTGACGCAGGGGCGCACGCTCCAGCACGATCTCGCTCCACGGCACGACGCTGCCCGTCCTGCGCGCGAGCGATTGGAACGTATGGCCGACGAGCTCGAACTCGGCAGTCAGGAACTGCCGGCGCGTCCACTCCTCCGCGAACGAGGCGCACGCATCGATCCAGCCCGCGAAGAGCCCATCCTCCGCGGCATGCGTCGCGCGAGCGAATGCCTTCGCCTGCTCGACGCTCAGCACCTCACCTACGGCCGGCGAGACCAGATCGATGCGTGCCATGTGGTCAGCTCAGCAGCATGGGCGCCACGGCGTCGCCGCCCTGCACGGGATCCGCGCAGTACGCCACGATGGCGCCGACAACGGGATCGTCGACCGTCTCGACCGTCTTGAGGCGCAGGCCGATCAGATCGCTCATCGGCTCGACGGCGGGCAGGACGTGGACCACGATCGTCTGCTCGGCCGCCGCGGGCACCGTGAAGCCCGCCGGCAAGGCGAGCTGCTTGGGCCCGAACGCATCGCCCGGCCCGTTCGCGATCCAGTACTCGAACTCGACCGCGAGCGGGGTCGTGCCGTCCGGCCGGCACAGCTCGGCCGTGATCGTGTAGCGGCCCGTCGCGCCCTTGTGCGCGATCACGAAGAAGAGCCGCCGCCCGTAGAAGCCGCGATCGATGACCTTGGTGGTCTTGATTCCGGAGAAGGCGTCCGCGCTGGGAGCCAGCACGACCGCCGCACGCGTGACTTGCATGTGTGAGGTCTCCTTGCTCGCTCGTTAGTTGCGCTTCTGGAGCAGCACGTAGGGGCTCGTCTCGAAGTTGCTGCCGTTGGCGGCCTTGGTCTTGCGGTCCTCCTCCGGGAAGCCGGAGAACTCGATCTCCCAGCGGATGGCCTCGTCGTGCGTGTCGAAGAAGAAGTGCGTGGACATGGCCATGCGCAGGCCGCCCTTGCGCAGCGTCAGGTAGCGGCGCAGGTTCACGAAGGCGATGTCGCCCAGCTCGCCCGCGGGCGCCGAGTAGGGGTTGATGACGGTCGGACGCCCGAAGAGCGTCCCGTAGGGCACGCCCGACAGCCCGTTGGGCGGCATCCAGCCGACGAGCTGACCGCTGCCAGCGCCGGTCGGGACCTTCATCTTGATGAGCGCCGGCACGAGCTGCGAGGTCATCGGCCAGACGGCCTCGCTCGCGTCGCTGGGGTCCATCTGCGCGTACATGTCGATGATGTTGTCGGCCTCGACCGTGCCCGCGGCCGTGGCGCCCTTGCTGACGACCACGCTGCCGGGCCACGCCGGTCCGCCGGGACCGCGCGTCACAAAGCCGTGCGGCTTGTTCCCACCCGGCCCGTAGAACACGTTCCGGGACAGCTCGTAGGCGAACGCGCGCGGCATGTTCCGCATCACGTACGAACCGACCGCCGCCGAGTCGCGCAGGTTCTTCTCGCCCAGGCGCACGAGACCCCGCACGGGCGACAGGTCGTACTTGCGCCACTCGATCGCGACCTTCGACCAGTCCACGGGCTTGCCGTCCCGCGCCCAATAGACCTTGAGCCCCGCGAACGGGCTTTGGGCCTTGTCGTAATCGAGCGCGCGCGGGAACTCGAAGCTGTCGAAGCCCTCGCCGATCGACTGCTCGCCGCAGCGCGGCAGGATCTGGTCGACGTTGAAGATGCGTTCGAGCAGGATGCTCAGGTAGATCGTGTGGACGAGCACCTGGCCCTGCGTCGGATCCTCGGAGCCAATGCGATCGGCCGCCGACATCTCGGCTGCCTTCGCGCTGCCGGCCCAGCGCGGCAGGCGCGCGTCGATCACGCCACGGCTCTGGCCGAGCACGGCGCCGCACCAGTCCTCGACGCCGAGAAACCCGCCGATGCGCACGTCGGGCCAGCGGAACGGCAGTCCCATCGCCTGCGCCAGCATCGGCATGTGGCCGACCGGCTGCACGCCGAGCCCGTGGTGCAGGTACGCGCCCGTCTGCGGCAAGCCCTGGCCAATACCCACCGCGAGCTGCGCGAGATCGGGCAGCGGCAGGCCCGCGAGCACGGAGTGCCGTCCCTCGCCGAGCAGCGACAGGAGTGGATTCGCGGGCGCCGAGCTGGAGGCTTCGCGACGCTGCTCCTCGATCATGGGCAGCGTGCGGGAGATGTCGGACTCGATCTGCGCGATACGCGCATTGATCGCGTCGACCTGCGTGCGCTGCTCGTCGGTGAGCTGACCGCCACCATCGGCAGCCAGCGCGGTCTCGATGAGCTGCCGTCCTTGTGCACGCTGGCGTTCCGCGTCGGCGCGCCAGTTGCGGACCTGCTGAACGAGGCTCAGTGCCATTGATCCTCCGTAGAACGAGAAAGGGCCGGCGCCCCGCGTCCACTGCGCTTGCAGCGGCGGGACAGCCGGCCCTCACGTGCCGATTGCTACGTCTCGACGACTCTCTATCTACAAGCTAGGTCTGGGGTTCCCAGCCGTCAATGTGTCACTCTGTGTCACCCGGAAAAGATCGCGCGGGGGTCGTCAGAAGAGCCCTTGGCGCAGGCGCACGAGAGCCGGATCCACGCCGGCCAGCGCCGCCGCGACCTCCCGGACGGGCGACTGCGCACCCTTGGCCTTCGCTCCGCTGGTCGCGTTGCCCTCGCGCAGCAGACGCGCGAAGACGGCGAGCGTCTCGTCAAAGCTCATCACCCCGTCAAGCATTCCGGCACGCGATGCAGCCGCCGCGTCCACGATCGCGCCCTCGCCCCACACACCCGAGCGCACGGTTTCCACAGACACACCGCGCCCCTTCGCCACGTCCGCCACGAAGGCGTTGTAGGCCAGCGTCGCCAGGTGTTCGATGTGCGCCCTGGCTTCGGGCGACAGGTCAGCGCCGTCCCACGCCTCCTGCTTGCGCGACGGCATGCGAATGAGCGTGCGCTTGCGCCCTTCCTTCTCGTCCTGGCCGGCAACGCTCATGTGCTCGTAGACGACGCCGATCGAGCCGACACAGCCGAGCGGCGAAGCGTACGCGTTGCCGCACGACGCGAGGATCCACTGCGCAGCCGAGAGCGCGTAGCTGTCCGCGTGCCCCCAGACCGGAAAGCTGCCGCGGATCTTCCGCATGAACGCCGCGAGCGACGGCACGCCGTTCACGGAGCCACCGCCGGAGTTGATGCGCAGCAGCACGCCCGCGATCTGCGGATCGGCCTGCGCCGCCGCGATCTCGGCTCGGAGTTGCTCCGTGCTCGTCGCCAGCCCGTAGTACGTCAGCAGCGACGGATGCTGCACGATCGCTCCGAATACCGGAACGACTGCGATCGAGCCAGTGCGGCCAATGCCGGGCATCCTCTGTACCGCTTGCGGGTCCGGCGTCCTGCCGGCATCCCGCGCAAGCAGCTCGCCGTACTGCGCCTCGATCGCGCGCAGGTAGTCGAGGTCGTGGCACAGCCACACCTGGCCAGCGCCCTGGCCGCCCAGCTCATGCCGCATCGCGATCCTCCTCCTCGTAGAGCGCCAGGTTGACCAGCTCGCCGGCCAGGCCGCCGGCCCAGCTCTCGGCCTCGAACTCGCCCGCCGCCAGCGCATCCAGCAGCTCGTTCGCGCGGCGCTCGGCAAAGAGCGCCGTCGCGCCCGTGGGCAACGCGAGATTGCGCGCCACTCGTCGCGCCCACCGGTCATAGAACGCACCGATGCTGCCTGCCGGCGTCCTCGCAGTGACCTGCGACACGAAGCGCCGCTCACGGGCTGCCAGCTCGCGTGCCGCTGCCTCGGCCAGGCCGCGCATGCGGGACGTGTCCGTCTCCGCGGTCCGTGCCTTGGCCTGCTGGCGCCGGCGATCCTCTTCCTTGCCCGGCCAGCTCTCGTGCGCCCTGGCGCCCTTCTCGCGATCGGCCGGCGTCGTGTCGAGCCGCACGCGCGCCTGGTCGAGGCCCGGCAGCTTCGGGTAGTTCTCGTTGCGCCGCACCTCGTTGCCCGTGATGACGCCGTGCGTCAGGCCGATGCCGTAGGTCAGCCAGCGCGTCGCCGAGTCCGCCTGCATGAGCGCCTGGCGCAGGTACTCGACGAAGAGCCGATCGTCGGTGACGAGCGTGCGGTTGATCTCGCCCTCGTCCGCGCACAGGTGCGGGTCGATCGTGTGATCCAGGAAGTCCTGGCGCAGCAGCTCGACGCTCTTGTACGTGGCCGCGTCCTTGTAGTAGCCGATCTTAGGCAAGGGCATGTGGAAGAAGCGCGCCACGTCCGCGATGGACAGCAGCGTCGATTCGATGAGCTGCGCCGAGCGCGGGTCCACGAAGGTCGGCTTGAACTGCAGCCCCTTGTCCAGCAGCAGCACGCCGTACTGGCCATCCGGCCCGTCGAGCTGCCTGAGGTTCTCCAGCAGCCGATCCGTGTCCTTCTTGGTCCACGTCTGCGGGTACTCCAGGACGCCGCGCTGGGAGGCGCCCTTGACATAGAAGCGCGCCTGGAAGTCGTTCCTGGCCTTGGCCAGCGCCAGCGCGTCGCGCGCCATGTCGTAGACTGACTTGCCGATCTTGCCGGCGCCCAGGCCGTCGGCGCCCGTCATCATCGGTACGTGCAGCACTTCATCCCGCAGCAGCGTGCGCGGCCGGCCGGTCTTGTCCCACGTCTGATAGATGAGCGGCTCGCGGTCGTCGTCAGGATCGATCATTACCAGCCGATCGGGCCGCAGCGGGATCAGCTCCACGCCGCGCCGGCTCTCCACGATCTCGCACACGTCATTGCCGGAGAGCAGCTTGTAGACGACGCGCGTCTGCTTCCACTGGAACGCGGTCTGGTAGCGGTTGGGTCGGCGCTCCAGCACGCGGTAGAGCGGATGCTCGCGGTCCCGCTTGCGGTCATCCGGATCGCTCTCGTCTTCGCGTAGCAGCACCAGCGGCACACGTGCGACCGTGCCCGAGATCAGGCTCAGGCACGCGTAGAACGTCGCATTCAGGAGCGCTTGATGCTTGCTGGGAACGGGCACGATCGGTGCCGAGCCGCCCAGCTGCGCCTCGCCGCCGCGCTCCTCGAACGGATCGCCGCCAGCGTCGGCCGCGAGCAGAGACACGAGCATGTCGCCGGCTGCGCGCAGCAGGTTCATTCCTCACCTCCACGCCGGCTCGCCTGCATGACGACCGGCAACAGGGAGAGCAGGAAGAGCAGCACGCCCAGGACGAGCATGGCGATAGCTCCGCCCCACAGGCCGCATGCGCCTGCGGTGATGAGCGCCAGGGACACGATGCGCGGAACGACGATGCTGCGCGTCAAAGCCGGATCCCCTTGAGCACGCGCGGCCCGCCTTCGTTGCTAAAGTGCAGCTCGGCGCCCAGGCGCACGCGCACGGCGATCACGAGTGCGATCACCGCGTCCACCTTGCGGTCCAGGTCGACATTGCCGGCGTCGTCCTTCGGCTTGACCACGCGCCGGTTGCCGTGCGCGTCGGTCACGACAGCGGCGTTGTCCACCATCCAGCGCACGACGGGGTGATCGCCGTGCCGGAGCCGCTTGGCCTTGACCATCGCCTCCACCTCGGCGGTCGGCTCGGCGAGCTGATCCATGCTCTGTCCGACGCGCACGCACTCGATCCCCAGCTCGCGCTCGACTTGTTGCGCCAGATCGGACGCCTGGTAGCGGTCGTAGCCCATGGAGCGCACGTTGTAGGTGTCCGCCACCTCGGCGATCACGCGCCGCACGTCCTGGTAGTCGATCTCGGTCCCTTCGCACTGGCGCAGGAAGCCGTCGCGCGTCCATGGTCCAAAAGGGATGCCGGCCTTCTCCTCCAGGCGCGCCAGCTCGCGCTCGGTCGCCCAGATCCAGAAGAGTGCCGCGCTCGTGCCGTCCTCTCGCGGGAAGAGCGCGCACAGCGCCGAGAAGTCACGCGTGATCGAGAGGTCCAGGCCCAGGAAGCAATCCTGGCCTTCGAGCCCGGCGCGCATGTTCGTCGTGAGCGCTGGCGCCCTGTCCCACTGCTCGAGCTGCAGCCAGCGGGACTCCTGGCTCACCCAATCGCACAGGTACATGCGGCGCACGGAGTTCTCGTCGGCCGGGTTCTCCCGCGCCGCCTTGATCTCGGCCGCGATGAAGTCGAGCTTGACCGTCACCCCGAGTGACGGGTTCGCCTGCCGGATCGCCTTCTCGCTCCACCACTTGAGCTTGGGATCCCGCCCGCACACGAACGCAAAGCGCGTCTCGTCTTCCGCCCGGCCTTCCACGATGCGAATGGCGCGCTGGCGCTCCTTGTAGCAGTAGCTGGAAGTCGAGGCGCCCGCCGTCGTGATGGCCACGCCGAGCGGCTCGCGGCGCGCGCCCATGCCCGTGCGCAGCTTGTCCACCAGGTTGGCGTTCGGATGCTCGTGCAGCTCGTCCGCGACGAAGTACGTGGGGTTGTAACCGTCCCGCCGCTTGTAGTTCGCCGGGATCGGCTCCAGCGTGCTCTTCGTCAGATCATCGTAGAGGCGCGGGATCGACCGCGGACCGTCGCCGCCGAACTTCTCGATATGCCCGCGACCGCCGGCCCAGTGGGGCGCGCGCAGCCACACGTTCCCTTCGACCAGCTCCTCGCAGTACTTGTAGACGAGCTTGGCCTGGTCCAGGCCCGGCGCGCAGGAGTAGCCCTCGGCGCCCGGCTCACCCGACAGGAACGTGAGGTACAGCAGGAGCAGGGCGAGCATCATGGTCTTCCCGTTCTTTCTGGGCACTTCGATGTATGCCCACGTGAACCGGCGCTTGCCGTCAGGACGCTTCCAGCCGAGGATCGAGCCGAGCACGAACACCTGCCAGGGCTGCAGCTCGATCGGCTCGCCCGCCCACTCGCCCTTCGCGGGATGCTTGAGCAGCGCGCAGAAGGCGACGAACACCCGCACTTCCTCGACGTCCCAGGCGTAGCCCCGCCCGGGCAGCGTGGCGAGGTCGCGCAGATGGCG